CCCGGAAGACCCGCCGCCCGCCGCCGGGAGGAGCCGCCCGCCCGGGCACACCCAGCCGGGGTCTCCGGCCCGCCGCCGCCCGCCCGAGCTGTGCCCAGGGAGGGGGTGGTCAGATCCCTTAGTGTGCCTGGCGGCGACCGCGCCCCAGTCACGCGTGAATTTCCGACAAATTGGGGGCCGGGGGTATCAGCCCTGCCCCGGAAATAAAAAACCCGCCCGAAGGCGGTGAAGGAGGAACCCATGAATACGACCCTGGATATGCGGCGGCTGCCAATTGACCAGCTGAAACCCGCGAAATACAACCCCCGGAAAGACCTGCAGCCGGGCGATCCTGCTTATGAGAAGATCAAGCGCAGCCTGCATGACTTCGGGTACTGCGATCCGATCGTCTGGAACGAGGTCACCGGCAACATCGTCGGCGGTCACCAGCGCTACAAAGTGCTGAAGGCTGAGGGTGCGACCGAGGTGGACTGCGTTGTGGTTCATATCGAAAAGCCTGAGGATGAGAAGGCGCTCAACATCGCCCTGAACAAGGCAACCGGCGACTGGGAGCCCGTAGCTCTTGCCGATCTGCTGAAAGACCTGCAGTCCGCAGGGTACGACCTTGGCGCGACCGGGTTTGACGCTGCCGAGGTGGATGACCTTTTCAGTAAGGTTCATGACAAAGAAACCCATGACGATGACTGCGAACTCGACCCGGAAACCATCACCCCATATGTACAACCCGGTGATGTATGGACACTGGGCAAGCATCGGATGATGTGCGGTGACAGCACCGATCCGGATGCGGTGGATGTGCTCATGGAAGGCATTAAAGCCAACCTGGTCGTGACGGATCCTCCTTACAATGTCGCGTATGAATCCGCAGATGGAAAGAAGATCCAGAATGACAGCATGGCAGATGAACAGTTCTTCACCTTCCTGCTGGCTGCTTTCAAAAACATGGCAGCCCACATGGCAGAGGGCGGGAGCGCTTATGTATTCCATGCCGACACCGAAGGGCTGAACTTTCGCCGGGCTTTCAAAGAGTCCGGTTTTCATATTTCCGGGGTATGCATCTGGGTGAAGAACAGCCTGGTGCTGGGACGCAGCCCATACCAGTGGCAGCACGAACCTGTGCTCTATGGCTGGCTTCCCAACGGAAAGCACAAGTGGTTCTCTGACCGGAAGCAATCCACGATCTGGAATTTCGACAAGCCGAAGAAGAGTGCGGACCACCCGACAATGAAGCCGATCCCGTTGCTCTGCTATCCGATAAAGAACAGCAGCGCACCGAACGCTGTGGTGATGGATCTGTTCGGCGGCAGCGGCTCTACCCTGATCGCCTGTGAACAGACCGACCGGATCTGCCGGACGATGGAGCTGGATCCGAAGTACGCGACAGTCATAGTGGAACGCTTTCACCTGGACTACCCGGATCAGGAGATTACAGTACTCCGGGACGGACACACTTTGGCCTACAGTGATGTGGCTACAGGTGCGTAAAAACACACAATTTCACGGAGAGGAGGTGAAACCAGATGGCGACCAAAGGTAGAAAACCACTGCCTACTGCCCTGAAGGTGCTTGAAGGCGACCGGGGAAAAGGCCGCAGGCCGATCAATAAAGAAGAGCCTACGCCGCCGCAGGAAAACGTAAAATGCCCCAACTGGCTGATGCCGGAAGCAAAAAAGGAATGGAAGCGTCTGGCTCCATCCCTGATTGCCATGGGCATCCTGACAGAACACGACATGGAAGCCTTCGCCGGTTACTGTCAGGCCTATGCCCGCTGGCGTGAAGCTGAAGAGTTCCTGTCCCAGCATGGGACGATCTTCAAAACGCCCAGTGGTTATGTACAGCAGGTTCCCCAGGTATCCATTGCCCAGCAGAACCTGAAGATCATGCAGTCCTTCTGCTCTGAGTTCGGCCTGACCCCGGCCAGCCGTGCGCGGCTCTATGCCCAGAATGGCGACAAGGCCGATACGGATGATCCGATGGAATCTGTTCTGAGGGGAGGCTGGCAGGATGCAAAGTGAAGAAAAGGCTCGCCGAGTCATCCAGTTCATTGAGTGTCTGAAGCATACAAAGGGAGAGTTCCACGGTCAGCCTTTCAAGCTGCTGCCTTGGCAGGAACAGATCATCCGGGATGTTTTCGGCACTGTCCGCGATGAAGATCCATCCATCCGGCAGTACACCACAGCGTACATCGAGATCCCAAAGAAGCAAGGGAAATCGGAACTCGGCGCTGCCATTGCCCTGAACATGCTCTGCAATGATGATGAATGGCGGGCGGAGGTCTACTCCTGCGCGTCAGACCGCCAGCAGGCCGCTATCGTTTTTGATGTTGCCGTGGACATGGTGAAGCAGTCCCCGGCACTCAGCAAACGGATCAAGATCATCCCATCCACGAAACGGATGGTCTACCAGCCGACCGGCAGTATCTACCAGGTGCTTTCCAGCGAAGTAGCGACGAAGCATGGTCTGAATGTCAGCGCCTGTATCTTCGACGAGCTGCATACTCAGCCGAATCGTGCCCTGTACGACGTCATGACTCAGGGCAGCGGCGACGCTCGAAAGCAGCCCCTGTGGTTTTTTCTGACAACCGCCGGAACGGATCGAAACAGCATCTGCTGGGAAGTCCATCAGAAAGCCATTGATATCCTCGAAGGTCGAAAGGATGATCCCCGGTTTTACCCTGTGGTCTTCGGCTTGCCGGATGACGCAGACTGGACGGATGAAAAGAACTGGTACAAAGCAAATCCCTCTTTGGATCAGACAATCACCATCGACAAGGTCAGGGACGCTTTCCGCAAAGCGCAGGAAACACCGGCTGACGAGAACATGTTCCGACAGCTCCGCCTGAACCAGTGGGTGAAGCAATCCGTCCGCTGGATGCCCATGGATAAATGGGATGACTGCGGCGGAGTGGTTAATGAGTATGAACTGGAAGGACGTCCGTGTTATGCCGGGCTCGACCTGTCCAGCACCAGTGACCTGACCGCGATGGTGCTTGTATTCCCACCACGGGATGAGGAGGAGCAGTACATTATTGTTCCGCATTTCTGGCTCCCGGAAGAAACCCTGCAGCATCGTGTTCGCCGGGATCATGTCATGTACGACAAGTGGGAACGGCAGGGTTTCATTCATACCACTGAAGGCAATGTCGTTCATTACGGCGCGATCGAACAATTCATCCTGCAGTTAGGGGAACGGTTTAACATTAGGGAAATCGCTTATGACCGCTGGAACGCGACCATGATGGTGCAGACCCTTGAGGATGACGGTTTCACGATGGTTCCCTTCGGACAGGGATACCGGGATATGAGTCCGCCGACAAAGGAACTGATGCGCCTGGTACTGGAACGGAAACTGAACCATGGCGGGCATCCGGTTCTTAGGTGGAATATGGACAACGCCTTCGTGCGGACTGACCCGGCAGGAAACCTGAAGATCGACAAAGAGAAATCTACGGAAAAAGTCGACGGCGCTGTGGCACTGGTCATGGCGCTGGATCGGGCGCTGAAGAACGCCAACAGCGGAGCTTCGGTCTATGACGACCGGGGCTTTTTGATTATCTGAACGGAGGTGCGAAAATGCCCCAAAAGCCGAAAAGGCCCTGCCGCTACCCAGGGTGTCCCGGGTTCTGCGAACAGGGTCAGGTGTTCTGTAAGGATCACCGGATGTACAGTGATGACCGTATGCGTGGCGGTGCCTCCGCCCGTGGGTATGATGCCCGCTGGCGTGAAGCCCGGGCATTGTTCCTGAAGCAGCATCCGCTCTGCGCTTTCTGTCAAGCAGAGGGAAAGATTGTTCCCGCAACCGTGGTGGATCACATTATTCCGCACCGAGGAGATCAGCGGTTGTTCTGGGATCAGACGAACTGGGAATCCCTCTGCAAATCCTGCCATGATAAGAAGACCGGAAGCGGACTGTGATGGCCAGAATAGCAATCACTGTAAAATAAACAACACAAAAATGCCCCAAAAAGGGATCAAGGACAATGCAGGCATTGTCCTTGCGAACGATCACTCTTTAAGAGCTCACGCCCTGATAACAGATCAAGTATACGGCATTCAAATAAGGTTGTCAATGATTTTTTGCAGAAATTCGAGTGAAGAAGTCACCAGGAAATTGGGTGAAAAATAATCGATACGCTTTATCATCCTGCCGTCTGCAAATGCTTTCAATTCCTGCATGCCAGTATTATAAATGTTTGCTGAGACAATACTCTTGTACGCATAAAGCATGCAAACAATCTCCAACAGTGGCCGACAGGTTAATTTCTTTTTGCGTCCAACTTTTGGGATGTCTGATAGCCCGGCTACGAACTGAGAAATAATCTCCGGTGGTGCTGTGTCCGAAGTAGCCCCCATATTATTTAACAGGCAATTATTGTGTGCACATGCATTTCGCAAACTTCTGACCGGATTAAGAACATTCGTTGGAAGTTGATCACCAGAAAGCAGACCTCTTTTGATGCAGAACTCATAGAAACGAGTCAACATACCGAAACCGATTATTTCCATAAAAACCCAAATCGGACAATTTGAACTGAGCACCTCGGTCCTAAGAATCGGTTCTTCATCAACCACATAGCATATATCAAAATACTTATTAATCAGATCCTTCGTGAAAACAGCATCGGCCTTTTGAGCTATATCTGATAAAACTGATGGACACTCCTTAATAAAATCGTCTATTATCTGATAACCATCTTCACCATCTGCTCGAGAAACGGTTTCAACAAGCATAACCTTCATGGCATGCTCAATATTAATACACATCCTCAGCAGAATTGTCCGCAGATGATAGTCGATTGTTGAAAGTTCGACCAGATAAGCAAAATCCAGATTGATATATTTTCCCTTGTTCTCAGTGTGAAGGTATTTTTGATAATTCTTTCTGTAAGAGGCAGTCCGTAGGTAGTTGTTCCGCTCGGATAGATAGCTTGCCGCTTCATCTTCATTCATAATGGAGAAAGTTACACCTTTTTCTTCTCTGAGCAAGGTCACAAGCTCCTGAGCTGTCTTTTTGGGTTTCTCTGCTCTAAGATCAATACTCAAGTGAATTTCCTCCGTAAAAATATCCCTTGTATTATACCATCACAGAGGCACTTTGTCATCGTAAATTAAATTGTCCAAATAGTGAGACGATCCCTGGGAAAATCTCATGTATAATGGTATCGTGGAAAAATACACAGAGGGCCATCCGGACAGCCGGACGGCTCTTCTTTTATGGAGGAAACAGCATGAAGAATCCTTTCGCTGGTCTGTTCCGTGCACGGGACAAGCCTCAGGACAGCGTCAGCGCTGCCCCGACATTCTACTTCGGCACCAGCGGTTCCGGAAAGCCTGTAAACGCAAACACAGCGATCCAGCTTTCCACGGTCTATGCCTGCGTCCGGGTCATCTCGGAAACAGTCGCCAGCTTGCCGCTTGGTGTGTATGAAGCCAAAGAGGATGGGAACCGCAAAGCAACAGAACATCCGCTGTATCTTCTTCTTCATGATGAGCCGAACAGTGAGATGACATCGTTCGTCTTGCGGGAAGTCATGCTGGCACACCTGCTCCTCTGGGGAAATAGCTACTGCCAGATCATCCGCTCCGGACGGAATCAGGTCACAGGCTTGTATCCGCTCTTGCCGGATAAGATGACAGTGGACAGGGATAAGAAAGGCATCCTGACTTATACCTACATGACCAGTACCGGAGAACAGGTGGTGCTGTCTCCGGAGGATGTTCTACACATCCCCGGTCTCGGCTTTGACGGGATCATGGGCTACAGCCCCATCGCGCTTGAGAAAAACGCCATCGGCCTTGGCATCGCTTCAGAAGAATACGGCAGTAAGTTCTTCTCCAACGGTGCACGGCCTTCCGGCATCCTGACGCATCCGAATACGGTGAAGAACCCGAAAGCCCTCCGCGAAAGCTGGAACAGCGCCTATGGCGGTTCTTCCAACAGCAACCGTGTGGCCATACTGGAAGAAGGCATGAAGTTTGAGCCGATTGCCATTCCGAATAATGAAGCGCAGTTTCTGGAAACCCGCAAGTTTCAGGTGGATGAGATTTGCCGGATCTTTCGAGTGCCGCCTCACCTCGTAGGCAATCTGGAACACGCAACCTTCTCCAATATCGAACACCAGAGTATTGACTTTGCCGTGCACACCATCCGGCCCTGGCTCGTCAGAATTGAACAAGCTATGAACCGCGCCCTTTTCACCGATCAGGAGAAGGGGCGCTTTTATGTGCAGTTCAACATGGATGGCCTGATGCGCGGCGACTACAAGTCCCGCATGGAAGGCTACGCGATTGGCATCAACAATGGATTCATGTCTCCGAATGACATTCGTGCGTTGGAAAACCTAAATCCCATTCCCGCGGAAGAGGGCGGCGATACCTACCTTGTCAACGGAAATATGATGCCCCTGAAAATGGCCGGTGCCGCATACGAAAAAGACGCAGCAAAGGAAAATGACGACAGCAAGCAATCATCCCAACGACAACAGACCCCTGAAAGGAGGAACAAACCCTGATGCGACACTTTTGGAACTGGGTTCGCAACGACGATGAGTCCCGCACCCTGTACCTGGACGGTGTGATCGCGGAAGAATCCTGGTTTTCCGACGATATCACGCCTTCCATGTTCAAGGAGGAGCTCTTCGCCGGAAACGGCCCCATTACTATTCACCTGAACTCGCCCGGTGGTGACTGCATCGCGGCAAGCCAGATCTACACCATGCTCATGGATTATCCCGGTGATGTGACCATCCAGATTGACGGTATGGCAGCCTCGGCAGCTTCCGTCATTGCGATGGCTGGCACACACGTGACTATGAGCCCCACCAGTCTGATGATGATCCACAATCCATTCACGATGGCCATGGGCGATACGGAAGAGATGCGGAAAGCCATCCAGCTGCTGGATGAGGTGAAAGAGTCTATCATCACAGCTTACCACATCAAGACCGGACTGAGCCGGGAAAAGATCTCCCAGCTTATGGACAGTGAAACGTGGATGAACGCTCTGAAAGCCAGAGAACTCGGCTTCTGCGATGAAGTCCTGTACACCGGCGCGGAAGACCTGCCTGATGACATGGCGGCCTATACCTTCGAACGTAAATCCGCTGCGGCTTGTCTCATGAACCGGGTGATCGCGTCCATGCCGAAACCGCAGAATGTGGTGAAGGATGAACCTGAACACCCGCCTGATGTGGTTCCAACCCTCGAGGAACCCAAGAAACCCGAACCTGTTACCCCTGACAACCGAGTAAAAGCGGCAGACCTGGAGAAAAGGCTGTCGCTTTTGAAATGATGAAGGAGGATTTTCATTATGAATCAGATTCTTGCTCTGCGTGAAAAACGCGCCAACCTGTGGAACGAGACCAAAGCGTTCCTGGAATCCCATCGTGCCGAAGATGGCACCGTATCCGCCGAGGACAACGCGACCTACGAGAAGATGGAGGCCGATGTAGTCGCTCTCGGCAAGGAAATTGACCGGCTTGAGCGTCAGGCTGCGATTGATCGTGAGATGGATCAGCCGACCGCTGCGCCGTTGGTTTCCCGTCCCGTTGCCCCCACTGCCCAGAAGCAGGGCCGTGCTTCCGATGAGTACAAGACTGCTTTCTGGGGCATGATCCGGAATCGGGTCGCCACTCCGGGTGTGATGAACGCCCTGCAGGTTGGCACCGACTCCGAAGGCGGCTATCTCGTACCGGATGAGTACGAACGCACCCTGGT